TAGCGAACTCTCTCCGCACTCCCGAGGCTCGGCGCTGATCGCGGCGATGCTGCGGCTCCTGAGCCGCACGATCCCGCGCGCCAGGATCTGACACACCTCGCGCAGGTGGGGCGGGAGGTGGTGGTTGGTGATCGGCAGGGCCATCGTGATCCCTCACGCGTCGTCCTGCCTGTCATCTACGGATCAGGCCCTCTCCCGTTCTCACCGGCCAAGCGCGGCCCCTGGGTCACGCTGCCTTCCGCGTCGCCTCCGTCCCGAACACCACCCAGATGTCGCGGAGGCGGCGCTTCAGCGTGCTCTCATCCGGAACCCTGCCTCCCCTGCGGGCGAACCACGCCTGGATGTGGCGGATGAGGGCGCCGAAGGACTCGGGAACCCCCTCGAAGTAGATCCGCCGGAATGCTTCGAGACGCGCAGCATCCCAATCATAGTGGGGCTGGGAGCCGCGACCGCCGGCCCTTGAACCATGCCCGATGTCGTTCAGCGACTCCTCCAGAGCCACATAGCGCTTGAGCTCCTCGTGACGCACGCCGACTTCCTCGCGGGTCACCGTGTACCCATGATCGTCCTCGCTCGTGCTGATCAGGCGCCGATAGCGGCCAGCTTCGCCAGCGAGCCAGAAGATCGTCTGCGATCCCGAACGCAGCACATACCAGGCGTCTTCGGGGCGAAGATCCACCAATCCCCGGACGTAACGCTCAGCCGCTGCGATCCACGTTGCGCTGCCATCAGGGGCGATCTCGTAATGCCCTTCCTCGACCCGCACGCCAGGAACGGCCGTGCTGAGCTTCATCTTGCCCTCCGAAACGAGCACGGACATGTCCAGCAGCGACAGGCCGAGCCGCCCGCAGACTTCCTCGACGTGATAGAAGACCTTCTTCTTCGGCGCGTTCGCCATCGCAGCCTCCGTCAGCCGGCGCGGAGGCTGCGCATGCGTCGATAGGCGAACACCACCCGGCCGATGTCCTTGCGCATATCGGGCGGCAGCCGCTGCGCCTCGACGAACAGGTCGTCCATGCGCAGGCCGAGGATGGCGGCGGCGCGCTCGATCAGCTCGTCACGCGGCGGCTTGTCGAGATTGCGCTCGATCCGCGACCAATAGCCTGGGGAGATGCCCAGCCGCCCAGCCATGTCGTTCAGGCCGATGCCAAGCTCGGTGCGCCGGGCACGCACCACATCGCCGAAAGCCATCACACCCCTCCTTGCACCAGGCCGTCGCGAATCAGGTCGACCAGGGCGATCGGGGTCCCCACGCGGCGGCGCCGCGTGGGGACCCCGGGAACCGCTGCGACACACCGGCAGGCATCGATCAGCGCCGGCAGCGTGAGCGCGAGACTGTCCGAGTCGCGCGGGACCTGGCGTCGGACCTGAGCGGCGACGGCGCGGATGGCCGGCGCGTCGGCATGCGGGTTCAGGGCCGCTTCTGGGCGGTGGGCGATCGGGATCGGCAAAGGACGAAATTCCCTCGATTGGAGGTGGCGGGCAAAGAGCGCGTTCACTCTATGTTCGCGCTCAAGGGGAAGTCCAGCGCCTCCGGCGGCAGGGGGGTGCGGTGATCCAGCAGCGCCGCACCCCATCGCCGCCAGGGGGCGATGGAGCGCACGAAGGCATTGGAATTCAGGGGGGTGCGGTGATCGCGCGCTCCTCTCAGCGCACCCCTGCGCACCCCTCTGCACTAGCCGCACCTGCCGCCCGGGCGCTCATCTCGGCGCATCGCAACCGACCGAGCCGAAGGTGCCGAATGATGATGGAAAAACTGGAGCCCCGCCCACACGCGCCGCAAACATGGGACCATAGTCAGCTGCGCGTGGCGCTTGCTTCTGCCCGGGCCCAGGCCGCCCGCTTCGCCCGACAGCGTCGCCTCTCGCGGGCGGATCGGGAGGATCTGATCCAGGACATCCTGCTCGCCATCGTCGAGGCGAGCCCGCGATTCGATGCCGCACGGGGCTCCTGGGCGACCTTCGTCGCGGTGCTGGCGCGCCGCGCGGTGATCGACCGCGCGCGACAGCCGCACCTCCCACCGCATGTCAGTCTCGACGCCGAGGAAGGACGGGACGCGCGACGCGCGCTGTGCGCGGACCAGACGGATGTGGACGCGCGCCTCGCCTTCCTGAGCGCGGCGGCTGACCTGCCGGCTGGTCCGCGCGGGCTGCTGCGCGAGATCCTCGCGCACGCCGACGTGGTGGATGCGCGCGAGGCGCATGCGGCGTCATCGGCCAGCTTCTATCGCGAGCTCACGGATCTCCGCTTCTGGCTGCGCGCGCTCGGTGCACGGCCCCAGCGCAGGGCCGGCGTTCCCCGATCGCAACGGCAGCCGCCGAGGGCGTGAGAACGTCGCCGCGCTGATCCGTAAATGACTCAGTGAGCCCCACCGCGTCGCAGGGAGACCAGACGATGCGCCTCACGTCGTTCGACACCGCGTCCAACGCGATCCGGCTGAGCACGGCCGATCTGGCCGCCCTCGTGCTGACCGAGAACGAGCTGTGCGACCGCTTCGCCGGCGCATCGCCCGGCGATGCGGTCATCTATCACATCGGCCACCTTCCGGCCGACCGCGACGCGGTCGTCTCGAAGTTGCCGGCGACACAGCGCGCCGAGCTCGATCGCCTCGCGCGCCGGGCGTGGCGGATGCACGAGGAGGGCCTGGTGCATCTCGTGCAGCGCCGGGTCACCCCTGAGAGCGTCGCGTATCTCGCCATGATCCGCCCGCGCTCGCGGCGTGCTGCGCGACGGCGCACCGCCTAGCCGCCGCCCTTCACCGCACCTCTTCGCCCTCGATCCGAAAGGAGTCCAGTCGTGACGCTGGATGAGACCCTGCGTGCCCTCGACCTGCTCGGTGATCCGGCCCAGCTCCCACCCTTGCTGCGCCAACTCGCGCTGCGGGGCCTCGTCTCCGCTCTGTCGGACCTGCTGCCCGCGCAGGGCGAGATCGTGTTCGCCGATGATGCCGCGGATCTTGTGCAGCGCGGTGAGGCGCTGATCCGCGCGGCCGAGGAGAGCCGCCGCCGCGGCGAGCTGCTGATTTGGCTCGCTGCGCTGATGACGCGCCCGCGGTGAGGCCGGCGATGGGCAAGCCCTCCCGCGACAAGGGGTTGCGGCGCGAGCGGGCGCTGGTGCAGCTCCACACCGTGTGCGGCATCCGCGCCGAGCGCGTGCCGCTGTCCGGAGCCTCGCACTATCAGGGCAACGGCGCCGACCTCGACCTGCATGTGCGCGGGCCACAGCCGCTGAAGGCGGAGGTGAAGGCGCGCGGCGAAGGCGGCGGCTTCAGGACACTCGAACGCTGGCTCGGCGGCAACGACGCGCTGTTCCTGTGGCGTGATCGGGCCGCGCCGGTCGTCGTCTTGCCGTTGCACATCTGGCTCGAGATCGCCGGCCGCAGCGCCCGCCTCGATGCCGATGCGGATGCGCAGCGTCGCGAGCGCCGCAGCGCCGTCGAGAAGGGACCGATCCCGCCAGAGGATGCCATCGCCCGGAGTGCCGCGTGAGGCACAGCCGGTTTCGTGAACCGTTCCGTCTGCTGCTCGGCGGCGTGCTGTACGTCGCGAGCTGCCTGGCCCTGCAGTGGGTGATCGGACTCATGGAGGTGACACGATGAGCATCCCCAATCGGATCACACTCGCGCAGTTGCGCACGATGACGGCAGCACAGGCAGCGACGCTCCCACTCGAACAGCTCGCACTGCTCGCGGACGACGTCGGCGACCTCAAGGCGGACGTGAAGCGTCTCGGTGATCTGCTGCACGACGCGCTGCATCTGCGCTTCGGCGAGGCGGCCGCTGCGATGCGACGCGCCGAGGGCAAGGACACCGGCCGTGTCCGCATCGAGCAGGACGGCTTCGAGATCCTCGCGGATCTCGCGAAGCGCGTTGACTGGCACCAGGCGAAGCTGGCCGAAGCCGTCGCCACGCTGCGCGAATGGGGCGAGGACCCGGCCGACTACGTCGCCACCGAGCTGCGTGTGCCCGAGGCCCGCTTCACTGCCTGGCCGCCGCGCATCCGCGCCCTGTTCGAGCCCGCGCGCACCGTCGCGGCCGGCCGTCCCTCCTACAGCCTCGCACGCAAGGATCCTGCCTGATGGCCCACGAGCTCCGCATCCTCGTTGCGATCCCGCTGGGAGGTGACGCCATGGCGCGCGCGAAGGACGTCGCTGCCTTCGAGCCGACGCTCGATGCCTTCGCCGAGGCGGTCGCGCGCGCCGGCGGCGAGATCAAGGTCGACGTCATCAATGTCAGGCCCCGTGCCAGGAAGGAGACCCACTGATGGCGATCTCGCTTGCATCGCTGCGGCGCGGCGGCACGACGCGCCCGCCCAGCCTGCTGCTCTATGACGTCGCCGGCGTCGGCAAGACGCTGTGGGGCACCTCGTCGCCGAACCCGATCGTGCTGCAGACCGAGGACGGGCTCGGCCTGATCCAGGCGCCGACCTTCGGACTGCTGCGCAGCTTCGAGGCGGTGATGGAGGCCTTGGCCTGCCTCTACAGCGAGCCGAACGACTTCCAGACCGTCGTCATCGACAGCCTGGACTGGCTCGAGCCGCTGGTGTGGCAGCACACCGCGCAGCTTCACGGCCAGCCGAACATCGAAGCGTTCGGCTATGGCAAGGGCTATCTGGCGGCACTCGATACCTGACGCAGCTTCCTCGACGGCATCAATGCGCTGCGCGAGGAGCGCGGCATGGGCGTGATCATGATCGCCCATGCCGAGATCCGGCGCTTCGACAGCCCGGAGACCGAACCCTACGACCGCTACCAGCCGAAGCTGCACGCGCGGGCCTCGGCGCTGGTGCAGGAGCACGTCGATGCCGTGCTGTTCGCGAACTATCGCATCACCACGCTGAAGTCGGACGTCGGCTTCAACAAGAAGGTGGTGCGCGGCGTCAGCGGCGGCGACCGGCTGCTGCACACCGTCGAGCGCCCGGCCTTCCTGGCGAAGAACCGCTTCGGCCTGCCGGAGACGCTGCCGCTCTCCTGGCCCGACTTCGCCGCCGCCGTCCCGTTCTACGCCAACGTCACCACGCGGAGCTGATCCATGGCCCAGCTGCACGACACCTTCGACGCCACCGGCGTCGCTCCCGCCGCCCCCTTCGAGCTGCTGCCGCCCGGCCGCTATCCCGCGCAGATCGTCAACAGCGAGATGCGCGCGACGCGCACCGGCACCGGTCAGTACCTCTGGCTCGAGCTCGACGTGATCGAGGGGCCGCACCAGGGCCGCAAGATCTGGGACCAGCTCAATCTGGTGAACCCGAACCAGCAGACGGTCGAGATCGCCCAGCGCACGCTCTCGGCGATCTGCCATGCGGTCGGGCAGATGCAGGTGAGCGACAGTGAGCAGCTGCACTTCCGCCCGTTGCTGGTGACGCTCGCCGTCGAGCCCGACAGCCGCGACAAGCACCTGCCGCCGCACGAGCAGCGCAAGCAGAACCGGGTCAAGGGCTATGCCGCGCTCGGCGGCGCCGCGCCGACGCGGCCGGCACCGAGCCCGGCTCCGGCGCCGCGGCCCGCCGCACCGCCTCCGGCGCGTCCCGCGGCTCCCGCCTCGGCGACCCCGCCTCCGGCACGTCCCGCTTCTGCGGCCTCCGCGACCCCGCCCTGGCGGCGGGCGGGGTGAGCATGGCTCCGCTGCCTAAGCCGTCCAGCCCGACCGTGGATGCCATCTACGCCGCCTACGAGACGGCGGCGGACGATGGCTATCGCGACCATCTCGGCGCCTCGCTGATCGGTGCGACGTGCGAGCGGGCGATCTGGTACAGCTTCCGCTGGGCGACGCGGGCGCGCCACGCGGGCAGGCTGCTGCGGCTGTTCGAGACCGGCCACCTCGCCGAGGCGCGGTTCGTTGCCGATCTCCGCCGCATCGGCGTCACGGTGCTCGACGTCGATCCGGCGACGGGCCGGCAGTGGACGCTGCGCGACGCCAGCGGCCATTTTGGTGGCAGCATGGACGCGGTGGCGCTCGGGCTGCTCGAGGCGCCGAAGACCTGGCACGTCTGCGAGTTCAAGACGCACAGCGCGAAATCGTTCGCGGCGCTGAAGGCGGAGGGTGTGGCGGCAGCCAAGCCGCTGCACTGGGCGCAGATGCAGGCCTACATGCAGCTTGCCGGCCTCGATCGTGCCTTCTACCTCGCGGTCTGCAAGGACACCGACGAGCTCTACCAGGAGCGCATCCACTACGACACCGAGGCCGGCCTGCGGATCCTGGCGAAGGCGGCGCGGATCATCGCCGCCGCACGTCCGCCCGCGCGCATCAGCGAGGACCCGGCCTGGTGGGAGTGCAGGCTCTGCGACCATCACGCGGTCTGCCACGCGGGCGGGGCGCCGGAGCGGCATTGCCGCTCCTGCCTGCACGCGACACCCGTCGCGCATGGCGCCTGGCAGTGCGCCCGGCACCAGCATGTTCTGACGCGGCAGGAGCAGCGCGCCGGATGTGGTGCGCATCTGTTCATCCCCGACCTGATCGCCGGCGAGCAGATCGACGCCGGTGAGGACTGGGTCAGCTACCGGCTGCCGGACGGCAGCATTTGGCGCGACGGCGCCGCCCCCGCCACGCAGGAGATATCCGATGCCGTTTGATGCGCCCCCCAGCGTGCAGCTGAAGCCGCTGTCCTTCATCACTGCCATCCACGAGGTGCGGCCGTTGAACCCGGCCTATGTCGAGCGGCTGCGGCAGAAGCTGCGCGCCATCGGTGTGAAGCCCTATCTGCTCTCCGTGACGCCGGCCGGCGTGCTGTTCGGCGGCCGGCACCGCTACGAGGCCTTCAAGGCCGAGCGCATCACCGAGTGCCTGATGCACATCTCGGAGCCGGCCAGCCTGGACCGCGAGGCGATCGAGCTGAACCGCGCCAGCGAAGACGCGCTGCCGATGAGCTTCGTCGATTTCGCCGAGATGGTCTGGCGCAAGCAGGCGGCCGGCGCGACGCAGCAGGCGATCGCCGAGGAGCTCGGATGGAGCCGCAGCGCCGTCGCCGACTATGCCGCGCTGCGCAAGATCGCGCCGGAGGCCTGGAGCGTTGTCGCGACTTTTCAGGCCGGCGCTCTGTCGCGTGGCGAGGACGACGCGACAAGCGTTGTCGCGGCCGCGACATTCACCGAGAACCTCCTTCGCGCGATCGTGCCGCTGACGGCGGAGCAGCAGCTCGAGCTCGTGCAGGACCTCGCCGCCGGGCGGATCAACAAGAACAAGTTCAAGGCGCAGGCCGAGGCCCACCGCACCCGCAACGCCATCGCCGACTGGCTGCGCGACCAGCTCGGCGGTATCGATGCCGAGATCGTAGGCGAAGCCCTCGCCGAGGTGGCGCGCGGCGCCTACGATGCGGAGTGGAAGGCCCACACCGAGCAGGGCGGCGACCTGACCAAGCTTACCCGCCTGGTGGAAGCCGCGCGCGCCCGGTTCGCGAAGAAGCACAGTCTGATCCTGATCCACGGTGACTTCCACGCGGAGATCGCCAGGCTCGGCGACGCCTCGGTGGATGCCGTCATCACCGACCCGCCCTACCGGATCAGCAGCGAGCGCATCTACCGCCTCGCCAGCCAGGCGGATTGGAACAAGAACTTCGGCGCCTGGGACAACCAGCCCGAGGGCGAGTTCCTCGCCGATATCCGCCGCTGAGCCGACGCCTTCTTCCGCGTCATGAAGCCCGGCGCCTCCGGGTTCATGTTCGTCGGCGAGCCCTATCTGAACATCGCCCAGGCGCTGTTCGACGCCGCCGGCTTCGAGATCAAGGGCAGCTTCTTCTGGTGCCGCACCAACCCCGGCACCTCGGTCACCAAGGCCGACTTCATGCCGGTCATGGACCACGCCATCCAGTTCGTGAAGCCCGGCGCGCGGCGCACCTTCAACTATCCGGGCGAGCCGGAGGGCTTCAACTGGTTCGCCTCGCCGATCTGCGGCGGGCATGAGCGGCTGAAGACCCCGAAG